CCGGGCTATTCGGGTTTGGTGTGAATCCCAGCCCTTTAAGATAATTGTATATCTTATTCACACCATCCTGAAAAGACGTTTTTAAACTATTGATTGTATTTGCTATATCAGCAAATTTTATCTCTGCCGATTCGCCATCATCAAACTCAACATCGCTTGCTTTTGTCCAAAAAGAAATTCTTAACCAGAGCCTGCTTGTCTCATCAATTAATTTCCTGAATTTTCTGCCGGTTAATATCTGTTCATTAATAACTGCCATATAAATTTCCTCCTTTTATTGCAGCCAAAAAGCACCCCGGAAGGCGCTTTTGTGTTGCAATTTTATTATTTTATTTCAAACTTTAAATCCAAATGATCTCATTATCTGATACAGATCGATTAACTGAATTAGACTGATTATCTGATATGGACTGATTACCCGAAAGAGCTGTAAGTTCTTTATGGATATACTCTTTTAAATCAGTATTCGTGTCATTTGATAACAGCCTGAGCTTCCCGGCCGCGCTTATCTCCGGTTCTTCATCAGAAAGCACGAACGGTTGTTTTGGTTCTATTGTTAATAAGTGCTGCTGTAAATTATAAATACGATTTTCGATTGCATTTAAAAAGTCAGCGAAGCAGCCGAATATACCTTCCTGGCTATTAATATACTCGTTTGCTTCACTATATTTGCCCTGAGAGATTAAGGTATGATATGTATCCATAATATGAATATGATCAAGACTGACATCCTGAAAGAATATCAATGGATCGATTTTTGCCGGATAAAAGGACAAAGAATTGCATAACATCTTATTTAATCACCTCCCACCCATACATCTCCTTCAAAACAATCAACATCTTCCTCATTTTCTTCAAAATAAATGCTCTGCTGAAGCTGTTTTGCATATTTCTGTGCGTTATAAATTTCATCTTCCCATGTCCGGAAGACTTCGGCGTCTATCATATATTGAGAAAGCATTTCTTTGTTTTCCTGAAGAAGTTGTGCCGCCTGAGCGTATTGTCCCTGAGAATGTAAAAACTTAATCTGATTGACAATAGATGCAATTTCATCCGTTATATCTGAAAAATTATGTTTCGTAATTTTTTTGGTTGGAAAGCTGCTGTATTCAGTTTCATATTTTGACATAAATATTAACTCCTTCTATTCATTTTGCTTTGGAATATATATTCATTTTTTATTTTCCAACAACCACTTTTCAGTTTTTCCTTTCCAAAATTGCGGGACATCATTTAGTGTCCATGCCTGTCCTGTTTTCGTATTAATTTCTTTATTTTCAATTTTATTTCCATAGAACGCTCCCATTAATTACTCCCTTCTGCCGCCATATCTGATACGGCCTGTCCTAAATCTTCGATAGCTTCATCCTGTGTATTTTGTCCTTTTTCTAATGCGGAAACTCTTTCTTCGAGGATTTCTTCCCTTGTTTTTGGGCGCAGACAAAATGTAATCGCAACATGTCCATCGGTCTCTTTTGCTTCGATTCGATCTAAAACCATTTTGTTATAGATGCCGATTGTAAGGCCGTCCTCATTTATAATTGTTATTTGCTCCAGATTTTCCCGTGTGAATTTTTCCCACAGTTCGTAAGCTTCCGCCTTTGTTACAACTTCGATCGTTATCGCACTAATCCCCTGAGCCGAATCGAATTTGATTTCTGTACCATCGACAAGTGTCAGTTTGTCGTAGACTATATTGTTTTTCATAAATTTCCTCCTTTATAAAAATATTTTATAAAAAGAAAAGACCCTTACAGGTCTGATTCTCTTTGTAATACATCAGTATATTACCGTAATTTTAGCTTTAAAATTTTGATATACCAGTTTGGTGTTGTAATAAAAGGCTCCGGTTCCACATTGTGCTGCAATTTCTCCCGTCGTTTTGTTGTATGTATAAGCTATGTTAGAAATTGTACTTGCGGATCCTGAAACGATGTTTGTAAATTCGATGTTAATATTATCCTTTGTTATGTTTTTAAAATTGGGGAAATTGCTTATGGAGAAATATACGATTCCGCCCTCGCGCCCGCTGTGCGCGGTAATTTCTCCACTTTTCCATACATTGCTTTTCCCACTGGTTCCTGCACTTAAACCTGCATTATATCTATTTGTGTAGATATTTTGTATTGCTGTACTGATTGCCGCAGGAGTTTTTGCACCTGGTGTTGCCCCACAGCTTTTGCACTTATCATAGAGCGCATCAACACCAGCCTGAAAAGTTGTTTTCATCCCATCGATTTGATCTTTCAGCGCCTTCCCGGCGGTCTGATCTAATGGAATTCCCGGTATCGTAGCAGTCAGGCTTGTGGATGTTTTTACAGGCGTGTTAGGAAATGTTACTTTTCCGGCAGTATCTATTTCAAGCGCAAGCTTTATGCCGTTTTCGTATGTAAAAATTCTAAAATTCCCGTCGTGGGCATCCATTTCCCATATGATACCTTCCGGGGAGATAATTCTCAGATTCCCGCCTTCGTCATCAGTCCATATTGCTATTTTTTCTCCCGGATTCAGGTATCCGCTGTCATTTTCAAGCTGGCTTACTTTGGCAGGAATATTATCCATAAACGCAATTTTTTTTATCCAATTAAGCCTGTCCGCATTTCCACCCCCGATAAATGCCTGCGCATTACGATAGTCCGTAATAAAGTATCCATGCGTATCCCCAGAACCAAATGCAATACCGGACCCATATACCGGAGCGCCAGTTATTCCTTCCGATGTTGTCCTTAAATTGGAAATGTAATTTCCATGCTTTGTGTCCCCTTTCGTTACAGTTCGAAATTTCTCTGCAAAATCTATAGGCAGGGACTTATTGTAAAACGGATATGTTGTGCTTGTATCCACATCTCCAACAAGTTCCCACTGAACACCATTATATCGAAATATATACGTCCGATTTTCTGCCAGATATCTGGCAGGTATTGCAGATCCTCTGTAATAAATTGGTTTTGCACCGGTTCCGGAAACATTTAAAGTCGGATTTTCTGCGGTGTTTGTAACTAAAAACTTTACAGATATTTCCGATCCATATATAAGCCCGAATCCATAACACGAGACCGTTTTAGCCTCCGTTGCCGCGTCGGTAGAGCATGTCCCATAATTTGCCCGGTTAGAAGTTCCGTCTACTATAATACCATTTATATTTCTCTCTGTAGACCATTTTTCTGCTGCTGCGGCCGTTTCTGTTTTTCCAAGTTTACGCTTTATCTCGTTATTTAGCGTATTTTCCGCCAGCTGTGCCCTTTCACTTTCCGCTTCGATTTCCTTTAACAATATTTCATTCCCAAAGGCAACACTTGGTTTTGCTTCCGGCCTGATCGTTATGTAACAATTAAATATCATTTCTGTTGCCGCAAAACCATTGTACGGCGGCATAAAGTATGCCTTGTTAAAGATTTCTGCGATTACAGCATATAATACTTCTTCCTCTTCCTCTAATTTTGCATAAATGCCAATTTCTGTTATATAGTACCCTCTCGCAGCGCCCTCATTTGAAACCACTGCAGACATCAATACACTGCTTTCAGAGATTTTCTCTTTTTTAATAAAAGGAAACTCCTGCTGCGGTTCCTTTAAGGATGTTAAATTTGTTACATCTTCATTTTCCGTAAAAATTCCGCTTCCTGTTACCACTTTTACAAATTCTATCTGTTTCCCGGAAACGGCTTCCGTCAGAAGCTCATTTCCTCTTATTGTAAGCATTATATGGTCTAATATTGCCATCTTCCTTCCTCCACTTAGAAATACCATGCAATAATCATCTCTGCTTTAACGTATCCGCCGGTATTCCCCTGTACTTTTATAACATCACCTGCCATAACTGCTATATCGACGTACCCGCCCATTGTACCACTCGTATTTTCACCCCAGTAATCACTTGTAAATCCCTGTGTGCTCGAAGGGATTTCTGTAAACAAAACATTATTTTTGTAAATGCTAATGCTAAATCCATTGGCATTATGCGGAGCGGAAGAATTCCCGGAAAACTTTGTACTTAACCCAATTTTTCCAGATTTAGGCGTTTTATCTACCGTAAATTCTACTTCTCTTGTTGCGTAAAAAAACTTCGGTGTAATCGTAATACCATATTCTTCCGGATCATCTATAACATCCTGTCTCCCCTGATTCCTTCCGTTTTCAAATTGAAGATCGTATACTTTTTGTATTGCGGCACAAATTCCATCCGGGCTATTCGGGTTTGGTGTGAATCCCAGCCCTTTAAGATAATTGTATATCTTATTCACACCATCCTGAAAAGACTGTATTACTCTATGTATAATGCCCATCATTACAGATAATTTTGTTCCAGATTCAATGTTTTCTCCCTTTTCGTTCGGACTAAATTCTACGATAAGATTACTCCCATTGCCGTTATTATCAAGTTTACTTTTTTCTATCTCCATAATTTTGCGTTCAAATTCTTCTGTTAAAACACACGCGCCTTTTGTAACAACTGTAATTTCTGCATCCGGGGATATTGTAATATAATAATCCTGCACGATCTGGCACTCCTGCAGGCCATTGTATGGCGGAAATGTATCCGATTCCTCCATGCTCTTTGTTATTGCAATAGAACACAGAAAATCTTCTGCATCTCCCGCCCTCTTCCCATAGATTCCCACCTCTGTTATTTTATATCCATGTTCCAGATTCGCATTTGAGATAACAGCTGTAAGCAAGACACATTGTGGACTAACTTTTTTATGCGTCGAAAAAGTAAATTCCTGTTTAGCATCTTTCAGAACGCGCCTCTCTTCAAGTGCACGCCGCACACGCTCTTCCTGCGTATAGTTTCCGCCGCCTACGACCATTCTTGTAAATTCAATTTTTGCACCTGCCACCGAATCGATTAGGAGCTCATTCCCCTGCGTTGTCAATACTGCTGCTTCAAACACTGCCATATATTTCCTCCTCCGTTATCTGTACCTGCTTTGTTATAAAAACCATATCCGATTTCAAAGTCTGTCTTACATCTTTCACGGACCGTTCAAAATCTATTATATTCTGCATTTTAAATGCTTCATTTGTCATTCCCGTAGAATGTTCCCTCAGTTCTTCCTGCGACTGCTCCACAAAGAAATCCACTATTACATTTCTCGTATATGACATTGCTGTCACGCCAGAGTAAAGCGATGTTTTCATTTTCCTGTGAAAAATTACCGCTTCCAGTAAAGAACGTGTATTTTTTACCTTTTTTACCGCATTTAAGAAGCTATTCCATTCAGAAAAGTCCAGCAGCCTCTTCTCTTCATACATCTCCAGTCGAAATGTATAGGGTCTCCGTTCATAATCAAACCATTCCAGCACTGCACTTTTTCCATAAAGAAATTCGGCCAGTTCCAGCACAACAGATGCTGTCCCTGCTTTCCGGTACCACAGCAGTGCTTTCTTTACAGCCTCCCTCTTTTCCTCCAGCGGCGCATCCGTATTATAATATTGTGCCCGGAATTCTAACGCAATCAGATCGATCAGTTCCTCTGGCAATATATCTATCACAGCATAAACAGATGTTTTATCGATCATAGAAAGTAATTTCCGGGCCGTAGTATTAAACGCGTAACTCGCTGCTTCCACGGCCGCATCTTTTCGCAGTACGTCCGGCAGAAAATCATACGGCATAGCATCTTTTAGATCAATCATCTTCCAGCCCTCCGTATTTTATCTGTACATCTGTTATTCTCGCAATTTCTTCCCAATTTAATGCTGTAAACTCCGGGGAATCGATGTTTACTCTTTTTGCTCCGGCCGAGACCACCAGATGTGTCAATTTGTCTGGTATAATATCCCGGCCAATTGATTCACCCTGCCATTTTTTATATTCTGCTACCGCTTTTTCTACTTTTTCCTGTATTGCAGGCACATGATTTATATCACTACTGTTTATAAAATATGTTATGTTGATCACATATTCGTGAAGAAGCGGTGCTGACACATGTACATGGTCTGTTAATGGTCTTATATCCCCTCTTTGCAGGAAAGTTTCCAATTCTTCTATCATCGTCTGCGTCGGAACTTCTCCGTTTTTAAGCAAAAACCGTATTTCAACATCTCCCGGCACCTCTGAAAATACCCGCACATCCTTAATTGCCGCATCAAATGTTTTTACCCAGTATATATATGCATCATCCGGACCTGCCACTGACCAGCTCGACGGAGTAAGGTAAATGCGCTCCGCAAGATTCCCATCATCCTCTTCGTCCGATCCACCCTGTGTTACTGTAATATTTTCCACTTTATCGACATAAGGCACCGGGTCCACTAAAATATTAAGCATCCCCACCGCATAATTGTTTCCCTTAATTCCAGCAATATTGCATATAGCATTTATTTCTCCAATGGTCCGGCCGGCCGGGATTTCCAACGTCGCCACCGTCGAAAAATATAATCCGGATACTGCCGTAACCCGCGTTCCCTTTGGGACTGTCACAACGCCCGGTCTTACCGCCGACAAAGTAAAACGTAAGGTCGTTACCGCTTTCCCGGCTTCCAGGCGTTTAACTCCCTTTAATGCACCAATGTTCTCCAGATTATCTCCATAGCTGTATTTTAACAGAGACATCTTACCGGCCCGATCCGCATACTGTGCGATCTGATATAATAACAGGCAGTTCGCATATGCAATCAAACGTATTGGATGGGCTTCTCCCATTACAAGCTCTTTGCCAGTCAGCTCCCTGTACTTTTCCCGCATCGCGCTTATGTAAAATTCCTGTAGATCTTCGATTGTCATATTATTAATAAAACTAACTTCCGGATAATCGTTTAATATCATAATATTCCCCGTTTCTTAATATAGATTACTGGTATCATCTGTCCGTCCTGCTCATATCTAAACTCAATCCTGTCTACTTCCACCCGACTTTCATATCGCTTTGTTTTGTCAATTATCTCTACGACAAATAAATTTTTAGCAATATTAATCGGTTTATCGAGAAAAGACATATCAATTCCCATATCGCGGGCTAATGGCTGTTCTCCGGTTCGGATAGAATACAACGTTGCCAGAGACTGCCGGATATCTTCAATTTCATCTTCCGGAAATCCGCTTACATTTATTACTGCTTTGTTTACATCTATCACACATATTCCTCCATACTTACATTAAGCGTTGCCTGAACGATTTCTCCCCGCCCCATTACAACGTCCATTGCTTCCGATACGGATGTAATGCAAAACTTGTTTTTTCCAATCATCCGCCCACCGATAATAAGATAGTTTACTTCTCCGGACTCTACAGCTTCCTCAATTTCATCTATAATTTCGCTGGGCCGGATACCCATATTAACATTAAGGAGGATTTTAAAAGAAATGCTGCGGTTTCCTGGCCCTGTAAATTCCGGATAATCTTTCTTCCCAATTATGCTGTGCTTTGTGTATCTCCCGGACACCTTCTGGTTCATGTCCGTAAATGTTAAAAGACATCGATCCGACGTAATGAAAACAACCCTGTTGCCCCAGCATCCTACTGCTCCCATTTACCCCCATTCCTTTCCACTTTATTCCTGTGCTTCTCCCAGTCTTTCCATAATTTCTGATAGTGTTATGCTGTATCTTCCATCCGACAACCGCAATTCCGCGGAACTTTTAATCTCTGTATATTCCGTTCCGGATAATTTCAATTCTGCAGAAGATACCTCTATCTTATCCGCCGCATTTACAACAACATCTGTTCCGGAAGTTATCTCCATGCCTTCCAGAAATTCCAAAACCGCCTCTTTTACAGCAGCATCCAAACTATTCTCCGCCTGCCGAATGTTCAAATCCGTCATTATATCCACATTGACCTCTCTGCTCTTTCCTCCTGTAACTGTAAGTTCTTCCATATTAAGATGTACAGCTTCCGATTCCAGTGTTAAAGAGATATTGGCAGATATTTCCAGTTTTGGTCCATCCAGAGTTGTTTTATTTACACCATTAAGATGCAAATTCGCAACCTTTATTAGATACTCACCGGTTATATCCGAATAACGGATATATGCCGCATCCTTTTTTCTGGACAATTCCTTCCTATAAAGCTCTTCTCCGGCTTCATAGGGCTCATATTTCCCATTCCATACCGTTCCGATAATTACCCCCCTGGAACTTCCGTTCGACAGATGAGCAACAAGAACTTGCTGTCCGATCGCCGGCATCCGATATTCATCGTTATTTGTAATCATCGGGTATTCGCATGTTACAGAATCATCCTTATCGTGATATGTCACACGCATCATGCCGCTTTTACAATTCACAGAAGATACTTTTCCGATCCGAATTTCACTGTTTGGCATCTTCAACCTCCTCACTTTCTGCTGCCGGAATCTGCAATTCTGTTCCCGGAAAAATCCAGTGTCCATTACTGGAATCTTTCTTTCCTCTTTCCTGCGCAGCTGATTCAATTTCTTCCTTATTTAAATTGTAAATCTCCGCGTAGCGAAGCGGCGAACTAAGCAGCTGTTTTGCAATACTCCATAATGTGTCGCCTTTTACTACTATATAGGTAATTCCTGGGCCAACATCTTTTTTGACCGGTATTTGATCAATCGTCACCGTCGCATTATCCATCCGGTACCCTGTGCGATGTGCAGAAATTGTCATTTGCGATGCGCTGTTTCCGCCAATCTTTGTCACAACCGAATCCAGATAATAGATCCCGTCCTGATTACCGAACCCGGATATTTCGATGCACTGGCTTGCAATCAGTTCTTTTCTCGCCATAACAGTTCCGGAAAAGGTTACATCCTTTTTATTTGCATTATTCAATGCAGCCACCGCTTTCCGCTGCGCATCTGCAGCACTGTCCGCCTCTTCATTTATCTCCATAATCCTGTTGCCACCGCCGACAACGACCATGTGATCTTCTCCTGTTCCCGGATCTGTATATGCAATTTTCGCCCCTGTATAGGTTCCCGCCAGTGTCGAATTGTATCGATACTTTGTAAAGTCTTCGCAATATAACGTTGCCACCGGCGCCGCCGCTTCACACTCCGCCTCATCGAAAATTACTATGTGTCCGGAAAACACTTTAAGCGCCAGCCCATATTTCTCGCAAACAGCGTACAGAAATTTGCAATCTGTCTGTTTATCCTGCTCTATCGCCCGAATTGGTATTTCTTCTACCTTACAGATAAGATTAACCCCTGCGCGTTCCGCAATTTCCAGCGCAATTTCCTGTACAGTAACATTTTCCCAGTTTTTTGTCCGTTCCTCTTCGTTAAATGCTTCCGATCGCGGTATGGATACTGCCCCAATCGTGCAAGTCGCGGGCGGGCCAGATACTGACACGTCGTCTACTTCGAATTCCCCGCAGTACATGCCCCAATTATCACCAGCCATTTGCCAATCCCGGAAACGAATATCCACGCGGATGTGGCTCCCCTTATCCGGCATCCATCCACGCATCCATTTTCCTTCCCTGTCCATAACAGAAAGCGATATTGAATCGCTTTCCCCGGATGCCACATCCGTATAAGAAAATGTCTTAAGATCTTTTTCGATTGCTTCTGTAATATTTTCGTTTTCATATTGAATATCTATCGATGCTCTTCTGGCCAAACTCATGATCGTCTTCTCCACTCTGGCAAGTTGCGCTGTTCTTCCGGTAGCTCTGGCGTGCAAATCAAAGCGCCTGCAGAAAATACCGCTATTTCAAGCGATTCCATATTGTTCTGCATCAGATACCCAACGTATTTTTCATTTCCATATACATTTTTGGCAACTTCATCCCAACACTCTCCCTGTTTTGTTACATACATAAAATGTCTCCCTTATAATACTTGTTTACTATCACTACGAAGAGCACCTGACTGCAATAGCAATCAGGTGCTCTTATCTTATACTGATATGTAGGGCTATGGTCGTTTCCCTAGTTTTTATTATTTATCTTCAAGCCACACTGACTTTCTCCGTTTCTGCTTTGGCCGCATAATTACTCCCAAATTCAAAAACTGTACAGAATGTCCATTCAGTAAAGGTATCTATATACTTTTCATTTGCCTCCAATTCTTTATTTGCTATAATGTATCACAAAGAAAGGAGGTACATTATGCTAAAACACCATTTCGAAGTGCTTAAATATATCTATAAGAACCAGCCAATAAGCAAGGCCAACCTATTGAAACAGTTCCCGGACTTCGAGGACTGCCTTCCGGAAATTTCTGAATATCTTTATATCAAAGATAATAACATTTTAATTCAACAAGCTGAAAATTGTAAGTTTTTCACAGAAGCCAATAAAGTTTGCAAAAATGTTTATGAATTTTCTGAATATTTGTCATCACACAGAAAAGAATACGATTATGATGATTCTATCATCCTATATTCTGTAAGTACATCTTTTCGGAAAATTTTAGAAAATAAACAAACAGAATTTAGAAAATTCATTTTTAAAACTTTCGCTTCATTCTTGAAATTTGTCATTACATATACTCTGGGCATTGTCAGCGGGCTTTTCATCGCTTATTTAACTCATAAGTTTGGTTGGTAATAATTTCTTTTCTTGCAATATACAGGGCGGCAAATCACCGCCCTGTATATTACCATCTATCAAATGGATTTTTTAACCCCGTCGGAATTGGCAAACCCACTCCATCTTTTCTGACAAGAAATAGTTCTTTCGTATCCTTATCATATTTTATGTCATATCTATTAACTTCGTGTTTCGGGACATAATCCGCCTTTAGTTCTTCTGCACTTCTAAATCCAAGCTCTCTTGCAATTTTTTCGGCTTTATCATTCCCACCAATAGTATCTAAGGTCATATAAATTCCTCCTTTGCACTTTTGAGTTTATTATACTATGAAAATATATCAATTTCAACAAAATTCTTCACTACATTTCATTGTTTCTACCAACATAAAACTATTCCTCTTTTGATAGTTTTAACATTTATCACTAGGAGAAGAGCACCCGACTGCAAATTATGCAAATCCAAATCTCTCCCGCTCTCTTGCAAACCGCTCCATAAAATCCACGAATTTATCATATTCCGTTTCCATCGCATCTTCTATATCTTCTTTCGACGGCGCGCCTCCATAAAACTGCAATGTCGGATTATATAAAATTTGAATACTGCTGCCTGAGTCATCTCCGACACCAGCGCCACCAGTATTAAATCTACCTGCGCCTCGATCCATGCCAAGCAACTTGCCTGTTTGAGTCCACAAATCGATTGAATTCCGGGAACCGTCAAGCGGAATCGCCGCTTCCGGCCCATCTTCCGCAAACAGGGCAAGGTGCGGTGTGTCGAAAATACCTCCATCTGCATGCCCCGGTATATTTTTTGAGCTTTTAAAAGAAAACTTAAAACCACTTCCCAAGCGTTCCCCCGCGCTTCCCGTAGCTGCGGCAGTCCCAAGCCCTTGTCCGAAGGTCATTTCATACGTTTTTTTCGTGTCATTCCATGACTGCATTACAGCCGCATCGATCTTATCCTGATTTCCAGCGATTGCCACCGCAATCTGCTCCGGCAGATATCCGCCTGATTCTGCAATCGCCGAAATTGCCTGTTGATACTCTTCCGATTCTGCAGCCACGCCGATCATTCCCCACATCGCGTCGATATCACCAGCCAATGCACCGATTGCATATGTATACTTGATTTCTTCGCGCATTTCTTCCGGAATTTCGACTCCCATCTCCTTATATTTCTGCTCGATTTCCTTCGTAGCTTCAAGGGCCGGCTTCATCTGTTCAAACACTTCCGCCATAGCGTCCCTTGTAGCCTGATCGATATCAACAGCTCCAATTACATCCTCTGCAAGTAAACTCAATGTTCCGTCCGCGCCTTCGTAGGCTATACTATTCAGGCGGTATCCCAGCATATCGCGGACCACGTCGTCCATTTCTCCTGTCAGGGTATCGAATTCTTCTGCATATGGAGCTATTGCCTTTGTATTTTCAAATTCAATCAGTTTCTGCCATAAATCCCACTGCCTCTGCAGATATGCCGCATCCAGATCCTTTTCCCCCGCCATGAATTCATCTGCAGGCATTTCATTCTTCATTTGGTTCCATTGCGCTTTTGTATTTTTATAGTCTTCATCGTATCCAGCCTGCCGTTCTGCCCCAATTCGATTTATTTCTGCAAATAAGTTCATCGTGGAATCGGCATCCAGATTATTGCTGTATTTCAGGTCCAGAAGATCCAGTTCGGCTTCAAGCCCGCCATCTCCATCTGACAGTGCAGCCTTAATTTCCGCAATCTGTTTCCGTAGATTCTCAATAATCTCCACTTCATCTGGCTCTAGCAACCCATCATTAAATGCGTCGGTTATTGCCTCATTTAAATCCTCACCAAGCTGCTTCAGCTCTTCCTGTTTCCCGGCGTAAAATTCATTCATCTGTGTGACAATGTTGCTATTCTCAATATCCTCACCAAGCAGCGTATTTACAGAAAGCGTAATCGCATACTGCTGCTGCGTTACATATTCCTGTACAGATGTGCAATATTCCTCCAGCTGCCCCTTATAATCCTCCATCTCCAGTTCGGACAGTTCCATTCCGATAGAAACCTTCCAGTTTGTCCTGCGAATCTCATCTGATATGTCCCGTATTTCACTTTCAAGTCCATCCAGTTCCGCCATCGCTTCCATCGATTCCCGCATCTGTTCAAGACTTTCATTTCCTACGATAAAAGAGGCCGCCTCCTGAATGTCCTGAATGGAAAGAGCAATATTTCCAAAATGTGCGTCCAGATTCGCCTGTTTCGCTTCGGCCGCACTTTTCTTTACTGCCGTCGCAATACCCGTAATAATACCGGCTACGCCTCCAAGTCCCAGAATACCTATTCCCACCGGCCCCAGACTGCCAAGCGACGCTGCCAGTGATGCAATGCCTGTTGCAATTTTATATGTCCCTAACGCGGTCCCAACTCCCACGATTGTGCCGGTTATCACGCCCGGATTCTCCACAAGCCATCCTCCGACTTTCAGGAACGGCTCTGTAAATTCACGAACAGCTTCACCTGCTTCCCTCATTTCCCGGATCATCGTCGGCATTCCCTTTACCGCAGAATCAATCACATCTTCAACTACGTTTTCCTGCCCGGCCAAACCATCCACAAACTGATTTGCAAGCATGACCACCTCTGTCAAACCAGGCCGCAGATCATCATAGACACTTATTCCAATATCTGTTATCTTATTTCCTAAAATGCCGCATTGGTTTTCAAAAGTTGCATATCGCTGTGCCGCTTCATTCACCAATGCGGTATTTTCCTGCCATGCTTCGTCAGAGGTTTCCAGTGCGGTTCCAAACATCTCACTGGCTCCGGCTGCACGAATTAGAGTATCTCTCAGGCGCACCTCTGTTATTCCCATATCAGTCAGCACCGCGATCGCACTCTTTCCATTCCGCTCCGTATTATTTAATCCTGACAGGAATGCATTAATTGCATCACTGGCATCATCCTGAAACAACTTTTTAAACTCTGCGCCAGTCATTCCAGCCACTTTCGCATACTGTTTTAATTGTTCTCCTGTCTCGGCCGCCATCTGCAGGTTGACAAGAAGTTTTGAAAAAGCGGTTCCTCCGG